TTGGTCCTCCTGGTGGATCAAATGGCGCACAAACAATTTTTTCTGCAGGTAACACAACAAATTCTGCTTTACTAACTGCAATAGGTGGTGGTCGTGGTGGTTCTGGTATCGGTCCTGCTCCACATTGGGGTGATACGATTGGTATAGGCTCAAGTGGAGGTTCTGGTGGTGGTGGTTGCGGCACGATTACTGGAGGTGCAAGAGCGGGTGGCGCAGGAGCATCGGGACAAGGTTTTGGTGGTGGCGGTGGTTTTCATACACCAAGTTTTAACACTGGTGGTGGCGGTGGTGGTGGAGCAGGTGGCGCTGGTTCAAATATGCAAAACTATCCAGGACCATCTTCAAATCCTGTAAATGCGGGTAACGGTGGTATAGGCATCTTCTCTACATTTACTGGCTCAAATGTCGCATACGCTGGCGGCGGTGGTGGTGGAATTAATAATGATGGTTCTCCAGCAAATGGAGGAACTTTTGGTAGAGGTGGTGCAGGTTATGCTCGTTACTCTGATGGATCACCATGGTTAGGTACACCATACGGTGCGGGTAACGGCAATAATAATGGTATAGGTGCTTCTGCAAACAACAATACAGGTTCTGGTGGTGGGGGTGGATCAAGAACCGCGCCCGCATACAATCTTGCGGGTGGTGCTGGCGGTTCAGGTTTTGCTGTCATCAAAATTTCAGAAACACAAAACGTTACTACAGTATTTTCTAATACAGGGACGTGGACCGTGCCCGCCGGCATATCTTCAGTTGGATATTTGATTATAGGTGGCGGTGGTGGTGGTGGTACCGAAGGGGGTGGTGGTGGAGGTGCAGGTGGGGTTTTATCAGGAGCTGTTTCTGTAACTCCCGGACAATCATATACAGTTTTTGTTGGAGGTGGTGGCGCAGGTTCTTTATTTGCCCCCACTGATGGTGGCGCAGTTTTTGGAGCAAATGGTTCAAATTCAGGAATTTATGGCGCTGCGCCATTTTCCGCTTTGTGGTCAACAGGTGGTGGAGGCGGTAGTTCTTACAGAAACAATGCTGATACTAGTGGTCGTAGTGGTGGCTCTGGTGGTGGTACAGCGGTTCGTGATGGTTCAGGAGCAGCAAATATTGGCATAGGCACACCAGGTCAAGGAAGTAATGGTGCAATTGGTGGAACAGGACCTAGTTATCCAGGGGGAGGTGGTGGTGGTGGTGCAGGCAATACTGGTGTGACTTTTGGTTCTGCAATCGGTGGCAACGGCGGCATAGGAATCTTCTCTTCAATTACGGGTGCTAACGTAGCATACGCTGGCGGTGGTGCAGGTGGTGGTCACGGTCCGGCTGCAACTTCACCCGGTGGTTTTGGTGGCGGAGGATATGCAGTTTACTCTGCTGGTTCACCATGGCTAGGAACACCGTATGGTGGTGGCAATGGTGGGTTTTCAAAAAGCACTAATGGATTTTCTGGAAATACTGCCACTGGTGGTGGTGGTGGCGGTGGTGGCGACTCTGGTTCAGGATCTTATCCTACAGTAGCACCAAATGGTGGCAACGGTGGCTCTGGTGTAGTTATTCTTCGTCTTATAAAAACAGGACAAAAAGATGGCTCTTCTGCTGAACTTGCAGCATCAAGTGCGGATGCAATTAAAACTTTAACAGGCACAGAAGTAGATGGTACTTATTGGATAGATTTGCCTACAGTCGGTCCAACGTTAGTTTATTGTTTAATGAGATCAAGTGGTGCTGGTGGTGGATGGATGTTGGCTATGAAAGCGACAAGAGGCACAACTTTTAATTACAGTGCAAATTATTGGAATACAATTAACACATTAAATCCATCTCAGTATAATCGCAATGATGGTGATGCCAAGTTCGATACTATGAATTATTTTTCTGCTAAGGATGTTATGGCACTGTGGCCAGATATAACAACTAACGGTGGTGGATTAGGCAGTAATCCTTATAATTGTTGGAGTTGGCTACAAAATAATTTTAATGGTGGTAGTAGATCAACCCTTGTAAACTTCTTTGATACTACAGGGACATATAACACCGGTACAGTAAACAGTTCAGGCAATTACGGCGGTAATTTTATAGGGCTGGCAAAGGATTCTTCAAGTTGGCAAAGCGGTGTTTTTTCATCCCAAAACGCTATCAACTTTTATGGATTTAATTTTAAAAACTATCCTAACCCATCATATGGAAACGGAACTGCTAAAGTTCGTTGGGGTTTTGGTTGGAACGAAAATGGAGAAGGTAACTATACTGGACCATCAACGTTAGCCGGTGGTGGGGGTTTTTCTGGTTCTGACGATGTGAGTGGTGGTATAGGCATGGATAGCGGTTTTGGAAGTTATAGTGCGGGCGATGCTATTAATTGCTGTCAAGACTCTAGTGGTATCAATCGTTCTGCTAGAGTTGAGATTTACATAAGATAATGTTTGTTTCAGAAAATATTCAAGAGCAAAGGCTTGCACATTGTAATCAATGTGAGTTTTACACGAAGTTAAATTTTTGCAGTAAGTGTAATTGTTTCATGCCAGTAAAAGTGAAACTTGCTTATAAATCTTGTCCAATAGGACTTTGGCATTCAGAGAGCGAATTACTTAATAAATAATTGTGTTTATCTAAAAATTAAAAATGGTTTAAAATGTCAGAACAAAAAGTAGAATCGGGTCGTATAGCAGAAGCCGCCATCATTGCAGGCAAAATTGCCACGGGTGCTATTCAAGGTAACTCAATAGCGGCAGCGGCGATTTCTGGCAATCATTTGAATCCGAACATCATTGGTACAAACAATATTGTCGCTGGCTCAATTACAGGCAATTTAATGGACATAAAATAAATAAACAACTATGGCAACTATAAACACAAGACAACAATTTAAAGACTACTGCTTGCGCCGACTTGGTTGGCCAGTCATTGAAATTAACGTTGATGATGATCAAGTAGATGATCGCATTGACGATGCTCTAAATTTCTGGCGTGACTATCACTATGATGGCACAGAGAAATTGTTTATGAAGCATCAAATTACTCAAGCAGATATTGATCGCCAATGGATTTATTGTCCAGATGCGGTGCAATTTGTGACTGGTATTTTTCCATTTGATCAATCAAACGCATCGATTAATATGTTTGACCTGCGTTATCAATTACGCCTGCATGATTTGTATGACTTCACATCGGTATCGTATGTGTCATATGAAATTACAATGCAACATTTGCGTACACTGAACTTGTTATTCTCTGGTACACCACAGTTTCGTTTCAATCGTCATCAAAACAAAGTATTCTTAGACATTGATTGGACAAGGGATGTAGAACCTGGTGAATGGGTTGTTGTTGAATGTTATCGCACAATCCGACCAGAAACAGTTGTGCTTACTGGTACAGTTACAGGTTCACCATCATCAAACACAATCACTGGATATGGCACAAAGTTTGATCAAGAGATTGTGCCATTTGACTTCATCACAATTGGCGGTGAATCAAAGCAAGTAGGTAATATTGAATCGCCGACGAGTATCACATTGGTTGGACCACCAACATTGACACATGATAACGCTGCTATTTCAATTGAAGGCACAACAGATGTCTGGAATGACCGTTTTCTAAAGCAGTTAGCCACAGCAAAAATCAAACAACAATGGGGCAACAATCTCAAAAAGTTTGAAGGTATTCAAATGCCCGGTGGTGTTACACTGAATGGTCAAAAGATTTACGATGAAGCATCGGAAGAAATTAAAGAAATGGAAGAACAGATTTACATGATGGGTTCACTGCCGTCAGAGATATTCACAGGCTAATGACTACTAATTTTTATTTCAATAATTTCCCATCAAAGTTGGGTGGTGGCAATGTCATCACCCCCGAACAACTATTGGTTGAAAATCTTGTCATTGAAGCACTCAAGATTTATGGCTTAGATGTTTATTATCTACCACGCACAACACGTGATCAAGTAGATTATTTATTCGGTGAAGATGTTCTGAAAGAATATCGCATTGCACATCCAATTGAAATGTATTTGGAAAATGTAAATGGTTTTGATGGTGATCAAGACTTTATATCTAAATTTGGTTTAGAGATTCGTGACGAAGTAACATTACTTGTATCTAGATTAAGATTTAGATATGCAGTCAATGGTTTAACACGTCCTCTTGAGGGTGATTTGATTTACATACCAATGACCACAAGTTTCTTTGAAATTACCAATGTAGAATCAGAAAATGATCAAGCAATGTTTTACACATTGGGTCGTGGTCGTGGTGGTAATGTGTATGTGTACGCTTTAAAGATGAAACAGTTTTATTTCTCTAATGAGGTTATTGAAACCGGTATTTCAGAGATTGATAATAACATTCGTAATTACTACCCCAAACTTCGTATTTCATTAGGCTCTGGTTCAGGTAAATTTGTAAATGATGAAATCGTATATCAAGGCTCTTCATTATCAACTGCTACAGCGCAAGCCTTGGTTTTTGATTTTCAACCAAATGCATATATTGATGTGTACCGTATGCAAGGTGATTTTACTTCAACTGCAAATGTACACGGCAACACAAGCAGCGCACAGTGGACAGTCACACTTGCATCTGATGCACCAGTTCAAAACACAGCGTTCGAAGACATTATTGACAATGCTCGTATTGAAGCAGCCAGTGATGGCATCATTGACTTTACGGAAGTTAATCCGTTTGGAGAACCGTAATGTTAGGTAATGCTCAATTTTATCACCGCACCATTCGTAAAATGGTGGTTGTGTTTGGTACAATGTTCAATGATCTTGAAATTGTTCGCTACACACAAGCAGGTGCACCAAAAGAAAAACTTAAAGTTCCATTGTCATATGGACCAAAAGAAAGATATCTGACACAGATTACTTCTGATCCAAATTTAATTAAGTCAGTTAATTCTGTTATACCAAGAATGTCATTCAATCTTGACAGTCTTGAGTATGATGCAAATCGTAAACAGATTTCAACCTTACAAAATTTTGCCGCTGTTACAAACACGGGTGTCGCAACACAATATTTACCTGTACCATATAACTTTGAATTTAGTTTATCAATTTATGTTCGAAATACGGAAGATGGTACACAAATACTTGAACAAATTTTACCATTCTTCACACCAGATTTCAGTGTTGTGGTAGATTTTATTCCTCAAATGGGACAGAAGTATACGGTGCCTATCATATTGAATTCTGTCGCATCTACCGTTGAGTATGAAGGTGGCATGGGTGACGGCACAACAAGAATCATTATTTGGGACTTAACATTCACTGCTAAGAGTTTCATCTGGCCACCAGTTAAAACTGGCAAACTTATTAATCAAGCCAACACAAACATCAACATTGACCTCACATCTAAACAAATACAGAAAGTCTATGTTGACTATGCAAATGGTAACAATGTGTTTACCACCGGTGAAACGATTCGTGACAGTGCAAATGGATTCTTTGGTACGGTAGAATACTTTAGCAATACTTCACTTGGTACGCTTGTAATTACTGGAGGCAATGAATACATTAAACCAGGATACACACTCACAGGTGATTACTCTGGTGCAAGATACAATGTATCTACATTAGACAGCACTTCAATTAAT